TAGCTAGAAGAACTTCTAATACATTTGGATTTCATAATGTTGGACTTGGATTAAATGTAATGGGACTAACAATATTAGGTGGTGGTGTGATAATAGCACCAATTCCGATTCCACCAATACCAGGATTACCAAGACCAGCAAAAACATCTGCAGATTTAAAAGTTAAGGGTGATATTATAGGTGAAGAAGATTTATTAATTGAAGAAAATTCTGAAGTTCAGGGTAATTCAATTGTAGGGGGAGATTTTAATGTAAGTGGAGAAACTACAGTACGAGGACCGGCAGAATTTATGGGTCAAGTATCTATCCAAGGAGATATAGAAGTATCGGGTGATTTGAATTTAAAAGAAAGTGTAGCAGATGTTAATGGATACACATATTTACCAAATGGTATTTTAATACAATGGGGGATTGATACAAGTGATTCTGATGGTGATCATACTATAACATTTCCTATACCATTCCCAAATAATTGTTTTTCTGTATCTGTTAATCATAAATTATCAGGGGGATGGAATACTGACGCAAAATATGGATATCCTATAACAGCAAAATCTTATGATACGAATGGATTTGTAATAAATAGGAATAATGAAGCATCGGCTACTATTAATCTAAATTATATGGCAATAGGAAATTAAAGGAGAATTAAAAATGGGAGCAAGAGAAAAAGATTTAAATCCTGATGTTTATATAGGATTACAACTTCCGTTAGGGTATGATGATGATGGATTTTTTACTCAAACAAAAACCACGATTAAACAGGCCCAATATAATATTATTAATTTATTAAAAACTATTCCAGGTGAAAGATTAGGACAACCATTATATGGTTCAAGACTTCATCATTTACTTTTTGAACCAATGACTGAAGATTTAAGTGATAGAATTAAAGTAGAGATTAAAGATGCTTTAGATACATGGTTGCCATATATAACTGTTCAAGATATAAAAATTGCATTTACGAATTCAAATCATGTTGATGTATCTATTATATTTGGATTATCGTTCAATCCTACGGCAATGGAACAAGTTTCAATTGATTTTACACAATTTGAAGATTTTGTAGGGGAAGTCGCAGATGTAGGTATTGCCACATAAAGGTAATTAAAAAGGAGAAGATTCATGGCTGTAACAGATGTTAGTAAAGATGTAAAATATTTGAGTAAAGATTTTGCTTCTTTCAGAAACGGTTTAATAGAATTTGCAAAAACATATTTCCCAAATACATATAACGATTTTAATGAATCGGATCCAGGTATGATGTTTATTGAAATGGCATCATATGTAGGAGATGTATTGTCATATTATATTGATGAACAATTTAAAGAAAGTATGTTATCATTTGCAGAAGAAAAGAGAACAATATATCAAATAGCACAAGGATATGGATATAAACCAAGACAGGCCTCACCGGCATCTGTACTTTTGGATGTATTCCAAACAGTTCCATCTGATCCTAATAATATATCAGAAGGTAAAAAACAACCAAATGAAGATTATTGTCTTACAGTTCCAGCTGGAATGCAATCAACATCAGTAAATGGTACTGTTTTTAGAACTGTAGATGATTGTATTTTTGCAGATTCAAGTTCATTAAGTCCAAGACAAGAAGATATTTTTGAGGTAGATGGGAACAGTAGTATTACAAAATGGTTATTAAAGAAATCAGTAAAGGCAGTTAGTGGAACAATTACTACAGATTATATATCGTTTGGGGAAGCAGAAAAATATAAAAGAGTTGCATTAGAAACCAGTCCTGTGTTAGAAATTCTTTCAGTAATAGATAGTGATGGAAATAATTGGTATGAAGTTCCATTTTTAGCCCAAGATACGGTATATACAGATTTTCAAAATAATACAAATAATTCTCCCGATTTAGTTGAAGGTAGAAATTTTGCACCTTTTCTTTTAAAACTTCTAAAAACATCAAAGAGATATAAAACTTTTATTAGACCAGATGGAAAAACTGAAATGAGATTTGGTTCAGGAGTAGCAGCAGGAGCTGATGAAGAAATTATTCCAAATCCATCAAATGTTGGTTCTAATTTACCAGGAACACCAAGTTTTCTTGATACAGCATTTGACCCTGCAAATTTTTTAAATACGGAAACCTATGGTCAATGTCCAACAAATACAACTCTTACTATTAAATATTCAACTGGTGGTGGTGCGGAAGATAATTGTGTTGCTGGATCAATAAAAAATATTACCTTAATGAATTCTGAATTTGATAGTTCGGTTAGTTTAGATGGAGCATTAAGATCTCAAACTCAAAATTCAATAGCAGTAACAAATCCAGAACCAGCAATGGGGGGAGGGGGAGCAGAAACACTTGAAGATGTTAGAGTAAATGCACTTGCATATTTCCAAGCACAAAGTAGAGCAGTAACTAAAGATGATTACATAACTCGTGTATATTCATTACCACCAAAGTATGGTAATATAGCAAAAGTTTTTATTTTACAAGATGAACAAGTAGCTGCAGCCGGTCAAAATGAGTCAGACCCGACATTCCAATCGAATCCACTAGCATTAAATATGTATATGCTTGGATATGATCAAGCAGGAAAGTTAGTTAGGTTAAATCAAGCGGTTAAAGAAAATATAAAAACATATTTAAGTCAATATAGAATGATGACAGACGCGGTTCAAATTAAAGACGCGTGGATATGTAATATTGGAGTTGATTTTGCAATTTTCACTAAAAAGGGATTTAACAAAAATGAAGTGTTATTAAATTGTGTTGATAGGTTAAAAAAATATTTTAATAATGATAATTGGCAAATAAATCAACCTATTGTTTTGGCAGATGTAGTAAATGAAATAATAGATGCCGATGGAGTGAGAACTGTAGTTAAGCCACAAGAAGGTAGAGATGAATTGATTAAGATAACAAACAAGTGGGGAGCTGGATATTCCAGTAATATATATGATGTACAAGGATCAACATATAATGGAGTGGTTTATCCACCAGTCGATCCTACAATGTTTGAAGTTAAATATCCTGATGTAGATATACGGGGTAGAGTATTGGGAGACTTATAATGCATTATTTTGAATACGCAACAAAAGATACAACATTATATGAAATGAGTGCAAGTATGAATACTGGCCAAGACGAAATTCTTGAGATAAAAAAGGATATGAACTCGGATGGTTCTGTAGTAAATGTTTCTCGTGCTTTAGTTAAATTTGATTTGACTTATGTATCAAAATCAATATCATCTGGATTAATTACATCTGGTTCATTAACAAAATTTTATTTAAATTTATATGATGCCAATTCAAGAGAATTAAATGTATCACAAACTTTATATGGATATCCCACAAGTCAGTCTTGGGATAATGGCTCTGGAAAATATTTTTATAGTCCAATAGTAGAAGATGGGGCAGGTTGGAAATGGAAAGATAATGTTACTGGCAGAACTCAATGGAATGAAATTTCTGCTTCTGGTGGAACTTGGTATAGTGGAAGTGGGTATGAAGCATCACAGTCATTTACAAATGAGCCAGCAGATTTAAGAATGGATGTAACAGATATTGTTTGGAGATGGTTACATAGCACAGTTCCAAATGAAGGTTTTATGTTAAAGAGAAGTGGTAGTATTGGTAATATAGATTCAAATGTTGATGAAGGAAATACTACAAGATTGGGACAGTTTAGTTTCTTTTCTCGTGAAACTAATACAATATATCCACCAAAATTAGAAGTAGTTTGGGATGATTCAAAGTGGACAACTGGTTCTTTATCAGCACTTTCTTCTGATAATTTAGAAGATATGACTCTTTATATGAAAGGATTACGAGAAAAATATAAAGAAAGTTCAAAGGTAAAATTTAGAGTAGTCGGTAGAGAAAGATATCCCGAAAAAACATTTTCAACTACGGGATATAGTACTGGATATTTAACAGTAAAAACTTTACCAAGTGGGAGTACTTATTATCAAATTAAAGATGCTTACACAGAAGATGTTGTAGTACCTTTCGGGAGTGGTTCAAAGGTAAGTTGTGATTCAACTGGAAATTATTTTAATTTTTGGATGAATGGATTACAGTCTGAAAGATTTTATAGAATAAACTACAAAGTAGTAAGTGGTAGTGGAACTGCAGATGAAACTGTAACATATTTTGATGAGAAACATTCG